ATGATGAGATATTAAGTGTATCTCAACTAAATAGAATCATTACTATGGCTGGAAAAGCTGAAGGATTAGGTACATGGAGGCCAAGATTTGGTAGATTCTCTGCATCTGAGTTAGTGGAGATGGCTGACTAATGCCAAATCCAAGAATTGATGGCATTGATTGGAGATCACTTCAAAAAGGAGATGTTATCCCAGAGGAACATATCCTTGATTATTGGAATACTTGTTTTCCAGATAGCGAATGGGATAAGTTCAGCATGGTTACTGTTAAAGCTAACATCGAAAAACTTCGTGAAGGTATTAACAGACCTATTATTCTCAAAGAGGTAAAAGGAACTCTGGTTGTGCTTACTGATAAAGAGGCTGTTGATTATTCAGCAGCCCAAGCCAATGCTGGTATCAAAAAACATCGTAGGCATACTCGTAGACTATTTACTCACATAGATGCCACTAAATTAGATCAAGCTAAGAAACGTGATTTAGAAACAAAACAAATTCATCATGCGTTTATAGCTTCTGCTGCTGATGGTGCTAGAAAAGAATCATTGCAGCTACAAAGAAAAGGAGAAAGACTACCTAAGTCTTTGATAGAAAAATCAGACTTTAAGAAATCTTCTTAGCCATTCCATGTGATTCCTATCTCATCACGTCAGAGTAACTCCATTCCGCTCTTTTTATCGCACATTCTATCTTCTTATCTCCCTGTGCCTTTCAGTAACTCATCTTATGGCAATCGTTATGGGTGTTACGATAAACCCTTCTCAACATCTCTTGTAGGTGCAAGAACCAAAGAGATGATATAAAACTTTTCGGCTCAAATAAATTCATTGTGCTTCATTATGCTTCGCAGTGGCTCATTTCTCTTCAAATCAAACGTTGTAGGTATCACGTTAAACCTCCCTTAACATCTCTATGACTTAACAGGTTTGCGAGATGATTGCCTCAAATCCCCTCTCCTCGAATTAATTTAATTCTGTGTAGATCTTTGTTGTGCGATGATGCTCAAATTGATGTGACTTTGTGCAGTTCGCCTCGCCTCATGTCAAACGTTGTAAGTCTTACGATAAACTTTCCTCAACATCTTTCTGGGTTAATAGCCTTGAAAGATGACTACGTTTCGACTTGATTCTCCTCTTAGTCGTTCCCCTCACCTCGTTGTGATTCCGCTTATGTCAACTCCCCTCCTTTCCCATGCGACTCTCACTCACTCTTAACATCGTATTGCACTCGTCTGACGTTTCATCTCGTTCTATCTCAATTCAATCGTTGTCAGTTTACGATTAAAACTGTCCTTAACACTTCTATGACTTAATAGGTTTGCGAAGTGAAAAACAAATCGCCTTGACTCTTATCAGTTTTATTCCCTGTATAGTCCTTCAACTTGAATCGGTTTGAAGCTATTCTATCGTTCACACTTCACGATTAAAAGTGTCTTAACACCTCTATTACTGAATAAGTATGCGAGGTGACTACGTTTCTATTTGCCGACATTCACTTTCATTTGTCGCTCTTTGATTCATCTTCGTTCATCTCTTTTCAACTCAAAACAATCGTTTAAGGTATTACGTTAAACCTTTTTAACACCTCTAAGATTTAATCGTCTGCGAGGTGATTTAAAGCCTACGCTTTGTAGTTCTCCTCGTTTTGGCTCCGTGTAAATCCCCGTTACTCACATTGCTTCATTGCAGTTCTGTTTATTTAGCCGCAACCTTTTGCCATTTTCTTCAAATCAATCGCTTACCAGTTCCACGATTAAGAACTGGTATCCTTTTTCTTTTTACTTGTAAATTTTTTAAATATATTTTTAATAGCTGGTTTTATTATGTTGAGAATAAGAGGGCTACTCGCAGCCACAAGGCCAATAACAGCAGTAGAAACAATAGTGCTC